TATTATCTTGTAATTTATCTAAAAAAGAATACTTTTTTATTGTATTAGATTATATCATACCAAAAATGAATGAAATATAGATTATATCATATCATATATGGATATAATTTATAAATTATTGCTTTAAGTATCATATTATAATCTATTTTGTTGTATTTTGATATAATCTAATATATTACATTAGATTATATTGAGTATTGGGGTGAAATAATCAATAAGATTGTATTACTTTGAGATGGTCTATAGGGATGTAATAGTGTAATTTTTCGTCCCAATCTAATCCTGCTCTACTAAACTTTTGTTGCTCGTAATTATCAAACTTCTCCTTATCATATTGTATGTAAGCAAGACAGTCGGTATAGTTAAAGAGTAAGTAAAGCGGTTTATCGTCTGCCCCCTCACACTTATTACTGGTAATCATAGTCGTAGGATATGTCTGCATCTTATTCGTCCGTGCTTTCAACTCGTAGTTCGCCTCGTCGTCATGGTAATCATATTTACTCCACCGACCTTTAGGTGATCTCACTACATTTTCATTAAAATACTTTTTCAATAAAGGTAAGACTTTCTCCTCAACCTTTTCGCCAAACTTGTATGAGTTTTCCCAATTTACCATCTATATTATACATACATTTTAATTTTCGCTAAATGGAACGAATAATAATCTAAATGTATATTAAATGAATAAAGAGATTTTAGACAGAATTGGGAAACCTATGAGTAATGAGGATTTAGAGAAATATTTAACTGTGAGAAAACACGATATAATGAAATATTCCAAGTTAAGCGATTTCAAGACCATAGAGGAACTATTGCCTAAAGATAATGATTTCCAAATTATATTAATAGAGGATAAATATAACTCCGGACACTGGATAAGTGTTGAAAGAAAAGGTAAGACTATTAACTACTTTAACTCGTATGGTGCTAAAGAAGATACAGACTGGAGGTTTATTCCTCGTATGATAAGGATAATCTTGGGACAAAATACAAATGATCTCACAAGATTATTCAAAGAGGCAGAGAGTAGGGGATACAAAATTGTCCGTAATAAGAAACGACTACAAAAGTTAGATGATAAAATCCAAACATGCGGTCGTTGGGTAGTGTTTTGGAGGCATCTATCTCAAATGGGTTATACTATGAAAGAGTTTCAAAAACAAATTGAGAAACTACGAGATAATGAGGAGAAAGCGATTGGAACAAGACCAACAGGAGATTATATTGTTTCTAAATATATTGATTAATGTTCTAAATCTAAAAGACGAGTAATAAGATCGGCAGGAATTACTGATCTTATTTCTGCCCTATCCTTACTTTTACCTGAATAGAATGCTTTATAATATCTTTTCAACTTACCATTACCGTTGTGAAATCGCATAGTATAAGTGTCTGCATCCATTACAGGGAACTTTTCCTTTTCCCACAAATCCATATTACTCCATATATTCGTTGGTTTAGGACAACCGTGTCCGTAATTACCGTAATATACGAGTGTCTTGTATGCTCCATATTCCTCAATAAAATCATTTAAATCAGGAAAATACTGTAGTAATGCTCTTGGGTTCTCAATATACCACTTATCAGGTTGAAAGTATTTCAATATCTCAATCACCTTACGGATCATATTACACCCCATCGTTGCTTGTTCTTGGTGTTGGTTTCCTAATCCGTGAATATGTGCTTTGGTTCTGTATTTCCCACCAGTAGCTAAAGACCATGTGCGACAATCAGGCGACGCCCATATCACATCAAAATATCCAACTGGATATTGTTTATAATCCCAATCAAATATATCTACCGTATGTGTCGCATTAAACTTTGGGTTAAAGTCTAAACTGACTACATCATACCCTCGTGGTTCAGCTACTTTTCCTACACATTTCGTCCCACAAAATAACTCTAATAGTTTAGGCATTATAGTATATACACAGGTTTTATTATATCAAGTAATAATATAAATGGCGAACTTTAAAGACTGTTCTACTTTTCAAATATACGATGACTATTATACCCCTAAATCTGCATGGGAACAAATCGCACACCTCATTCCTAAAGATAAGAAAATATGGGAGGCATTCCTTTTGAACTCTAAACTATCAAAGAGTAAGGAAAACTTGGGACAACTCGGTTTCCGTGATGTAGTTGGGGATACTACTTGGGATTTCCTTACCTGTGAGCGTCCTGAATACGAGCTAATCCTCTCCAATCCTCCTTTTGATAAGACTATTAAAATACCTATTCTCCAACGATTAGTCCAAGACGACAAACCCTTTATTATTATAATGAACTCGTGTAATTTATTCTGTAATTACTTTAATGAAATATTCAAAGACAAAAGAGAACATTTACAAGTCATATATCCAAGAGGTAAAATCCATTTTGAAAAACTTATTGGAGATAGAACGGAACTCAAAAAGAATACCTCGTTTTATTGTGTATATATCGCTTATAGAATGAATATACCCAACGAAAAATTATATCTTGATTAACAATCATAGGTCTTTCCTGATCGTGTCTTTTTTGGTTCGCTTTCTTGCTTCACCTCAATTGTTTTTATTTCCTCCTCTGTTGCTGGTCTAAAATCAGGTGTGGGACGGAGTTTCTTATCAATTATATCCTGTAAATCTACCTCAATAGCATTTCCAGCTACATCATACGCTATTGTTATTTTTGGTGGTTGTTCTACTACAGTAAATACACCATTTAAGGGTTCGCCTTGATAGGATCTAACGCTTACATCTAATCCACTTGGAGTTGTGTATGTTTCTGTTCGGTCTAATTTTGGTTTCCCTAAATCTTTATCCATTATATTATTACACTATATTTTAATAATCTAATTCATAGCAAAAAAGGGACGAACTGTATGGGATACAATATGTCTGCCTCCACTTGAAACATCGTCATCAAGTATCGTTGCTGCCGTTTCGTCGTGAGGAATATAAATATCTCTTTCTCTTCGCCATGCTTTTAGACGATCTTGGAGTTTCGCCTGTCGTTCCCTTGCTTTTACTTTATCCTCATCTGTTTCAAAGTTCGCATCTCGTAATCCTGCATCTCGTTCTCTTATCATCTGTTCCATTCGTTCAAAGGCAGATTTAGGGTTCTTTTTTGAACCACCGTCCATATCACTATCATCGCTTACCATAGGGACACCTGGACTGCTACTATATTCACTCATTTCACTCTCGTCATCACTACCTACTGGTGTGTGGTATGCGTTATATAAATTGTTATATGCGTTCATTATTGCTGCTCGTTCAGCTCCACCATATCCGTAATGGACTAAACTATCTCTCAATCTATTACGATCGGCTGCTTGACCGTGTTGAGGTAATATCGCCATTAAAGCGTCGTGTGTCTGGTCGCTAATATCACCTTGTAATACATCTGCTACTTGATCTACGGTTGCTTCAGGTAGTAAATCATTCTCGTCATCGCTCACCTGCATCATTCCACCCTTTTTCTCTCTGTCTTGGACTTCCTTGTATCGTCTTACCAAATCACTTGTTTCCTCCAATTCAGGTATATATTCATTCCTTACTACAGGAGTATTATATGTTCTCCGCTCGGCAATATGAGGTGGTCGTAGAGTTGGTAATACATATCTATTGAGGTGTGGTTGTGTAGGCATATTTCTAATCAACTCGTCATTTTCTCTTTTCCTATCGTCAGCTGCTTTTGCTTGTGCTTTTTCTTCTGCTGTTCTTTCGTCGGCAAAACTACCCATGAACTCGTCCAACAGGTCATCCTCACTCGGTTTAGATCCTCCCTTCTTTTTCAAAATAACATTCTTGTAAAAGTTTGCTCTTTTTTTAGTAGTGTCCCTAAATCCTTTGGGATTGTCTAAAATATGATTAGCGAACCCCTCCAACGAACTTACACCCAGCTTCTTTTTTGACGCTTGGAATTGTTTTTTGAAAGAACCCCAGTTCATATTATCAAAATCAATATCTCCCATTATAGTAGATGTAGATATTTTATTTCCACCTTTTTTTTGGAATGCTGGTAAGTTTGCATCGCCCTTTATCTGTTGTTTCTTTTTAATCTGTTTTTTCAACTGTGTAGGGGATATTTCACTCTCGGTTAATGGGGTGTCTTTTGTGATCCTCTTTGTTGGACGATATACTGGATACTCTTTCCCACCAATATCCTCCCAGTCCTCCTTATACCATCTATCTAAACCCTTATTTTCCTTCTTTTTACCAGCATATTCACCACCTCGTTTCTTGTATTCTTTCACAATCCAACCTGATTTATACGCACTTGGTTTATCATATACTTTATCTGCTTCTTTCTTGACCTTATTGTATAAGGTTTTATTCGTTGGAATACTCATTATATAATACGCTATATTATATAATAATGGAGGGTTTCATATTCGTAATCAAAATAATCCTTGCTAAATATGTATGGGAATGGTTTAGAATATCACTTTAGTCCAAAATGGGAGAGGTTCTACTATTCTTGCCCCATATTAGGTTTCTCTCTATAAGAATGAATAATTTTGTTGTTTCTATAGGCACTTTTGGATTTTAGGGCAAGAATGGGAGAGGTTGTCGTAAATGGGAGAGGTCTAATCTTTTTTGATATAATTAGAGTTCGCCACACTCGTAGATGTCCCCATTTTCGCCACATCATCATCTAATTCCTTTGCGACATCGCTGTATTTATCGGTAAGGAATATATTTCTCAATAGTGATGATCCAACCTTTTTACCGAATATCTTGTTTAATGTTCTCGTCATTTCAGTTGAGGTGTCTAACGCTTTACCGTCTTGGGTCATTAAAAAAGGGACATTTTCAGGGTTCTTACTCTTGATCTCTTTTGCTAAAGGATGATACTGTAAATATACCTTGATAAGATCACACAATTCAGGTGGGACTTCTTGTTTCACTTGTTTATAAGTTTTCTGTGTCTTATAGTTGTTAAATATCCAATCCCAGTTCTTAATATCTAAATAATTCTTGGTTTTTTCTTCAGGGACTTTTTTAACAATTTGCATGTTCGTATAATCGGTATTTCGGCGAGGTGGTTGTAGGCAATACAATCCTAATACTACTGCGTGTAATAGTTTCGTGTATTGGTCGTTGGTAATCTTTCTCTTACCTTTTAATTCTGCGGTAATCTCCATTAAATCATTACACTTTTTCAACACCTCCTCTTGGGACAACCAATTCTCCTCTTGTTTTACAGACTTGGTAGTATTGTTTTTCAACTCGGCATTTATTTTCACCAACATTTCGTAATACTTGTTATACAGTTTCTTATTTTTTGCTTCAGGTCTATCTTTCAAAGACGACACAATAGCGATAATATATGTTCTACGAGTATTGGGTGTGAGAGTTTCTAATTTATCAACAATTTCAGGTTTAGATAAAAAATTAAGGTTTTTAATTTCCTTTCCACCATTCAACTTTTTCAAATTAAATGTGTAGAGTTTCCTACTGGAGGCGGATATGTCCGGTTTTCTTTCAAAGGGATCAAAAGACATCTATATTAATCTATGAGATTATTTTTTGTAGTATTCCCCTAAATAATCTGTTTTAGGATGATAATGTTGTATCATGATTACTCTTTCCAAATCTCGTGAATAATGTATATACACTTTCTCCTCGTCGCCTATGTCTATAATAGAAATAAAATAACAGTCTTTTCTATCACACATTTATATATTGAGGGTAGAATATAATATATACAGAATATATAATGAGTGGTTCTTACTATGCTTTAAACGCTAAATACAACTCTCTCTTATCACTTATTAATAGTGGAGGAGGAGGTGGTGGCGCAGTCAATAACCCTATGACGAACAACCTAAATGGTGGTGGATATGATATTCTTAATGTTGGAACTTACACAGGTGGTATTTTTGACGGAACTACACTACAACTATCAGGAAACGCAACTGCCGTTAATTTCACCGCAACTGATAATGTGAATGCCGCAAAGGTTAATGCTCCTGAAATAAATAATACCGATGCTCCCTCGTATGTTAATTTAGGAGCTATAGCACCAGCAATAGAATACGAATTAGCAAGAATACCTACTGCTACTGATGCGGAGGGGTCTATTCTAATGGTGTTGAGAGGAGTTCAACTCGGTTTTAAACAAACCGTTTTCATACAGGTAATCGGTTATTCTAATAAATCGGTTATTCGTATTTTAGATAATCTTGCTGAAAGTGATACACCTATTTTCGGTGCGATTACCTACGGTGAGGACGCTGCCGCACCAGGTCAAAATGTTTTGGGTTTTACTTGTAGTGCTGCATCTACCTCTTGCGAGGTGGCTATTTACCAAAATCAAAGTGATAAAGGAACAGGAGTATATGGATCTCCTTTTATTCCTACACTCGGTCTTACGCCAATATCAGGATATTCTTTTACATACGCTACTCAATCTCTAACTAATTTTACTGCTGGTTCAACTGGTAATTGGGAGGTTGGTGGTAGTGGAACTTTTGGTGGTATAATGACTGCTCCTGTGGGGAATGTAGATGAACTTACGGATCGTAGTGGTGCTGGTATTACTCTACAAGGAACAGATTTACTCTGTAGTGGTAATAATATTAAACTTGCGAATAATGTTGAAACCTCTGTTATATTAACCCCCTTTCCAGGTGGCTCTCTCAATCTCGGTAGTGATTTTAATACTCAAGGTTTCGTAATGAGGTCATTAGCGGTTGCTCCTGATAATGTGATTAAAATGGAGAGCGATTTAGAAATGCTCGGTCAAAGTATCCAAAATGTAGATAGTATCAAATTAAACACTATTGGAGAGGCGACTGGTGCTGGTATTACTTTGACTGCTGAAACCGATTTAGCGTCCAATAAAATAGTCAATCTTGCTGCTCCCACCGTGAATACCGATGCGGCTAATAAATTATATGTGGATACAACTGCATCCGCAGCTGGAGTTCAAAATCCCATGATTGTAGATTTAGATGCTGGTGGTTTCAATATTTCTAATATTAGTGGATTATTTACTCAATCAGCTACAAGTGTTATTCAATCCAACGGTGTTTTCTTACACGCATCAGCAGGAGGAGCGACAACCTTTACCGCTGGTGGAACTGATATTACTTTCAACCCTGATACACAACTAAAAATAACCAACGCCCTCCAAACTGATATTTTGCTTGATTATCAACAATCAAATAGGACTTTATCGGTAAATGATAGTGCTATTCTTGACTGTAAAGCAGGATCAGTATTCTCTACTCAACCAGGTAATACCGCTGTATTCGCTGGAACAGTTAGTCATACTGGTAATGATATTGGTGAGGTAGGTATAGTAAATGCTCTTGCTGGTGCTGATACTGGTATGACCTCAACAGGGGCAGGTCAAATCTTAATGAAAACTGACGGAACTGCGATGGTATTATCCAATACTGGTATGGAGGTTCAAGAGGGAACTATTAATCAAACAACCGCATTAGCACAAGGATCAGGACCAGCAGGAGGTATTATTAAAACCAACGGTGTAAAGGGTCGTGTTTTTGATGGTGGATTGACTATTTATAACCCAGCTCCTAATGATATAATGGACGGTCGTAATCACGACTTTTTGGAAACATATAATACTCAATTCGCTCAAACAGATATTCCTGATCCCTCACCATCAGGTAGAGGTAGTTTCGGTTTTAAATGTAGGTGTGTCCTTAATCCTACTGTTAATCAGTTCGTATCTTTCCGTATTATTCCACAAGCAAGTCAATCTACATTCAATCCTGTAATAACATATTCTCGTCTTTGTTTTCAAGGCAACGGTGTTGCTCCGTCAGGTTGGGATAATGATAATACAACACCAGCACCTCTTACTGTAAATACACCTGCTCTACAAGTCAATAGATTTTTAGAGGGTAGTGAATTATTCTTACAGGCGAAATGCGTGTATGCTTTATCTAATGAACCAGCTAATACCTACGCAGCATTAACATATATCGTTTCTTATTCAGGTGTAGAAAGCGACGGAAACCCAGTATCAGGTGAGGTTAGATGTGCTTGGACTGCTCCTATTCCTGGTGTTGATAAGTTCTCCTTTGAGGTATGTGCTGAAAGTGTTGGCGGTATTGTTGTTGTTGATAATACTGAACTATTTAATAATGGTTTTGTTGGTGGAGCTCTATTTTAAAATGCGTATATATACTAATGAGTAGTGAATATACATGGACGAGCGAGGTTGAGGAAATCTGTGAAAAACTCCGCATCAACGCCGTTAATTTAAGTGAATATCATAGAAAAAGATATTACCATTTCAAAGGATATGGTAAATATTTTCGTATTCCATTAATCGTTCTCGCCAGTCTAAATGCGACTGCATCCGTAGGATTACAAGGATACATACAACAAGAAGCTATATCAGGTATAACTTGTCTTTTGGGAATGACGATGGGTATTTTAGGATCAATTGAACTATATTTAGGTATTCAATCCAGTATGGAATTAGAATTAAAACAGAGTAAAGAGTTTTACACCTTATCGGTTGATCTGTTTAAAACATTATCATTACGACGAGAAAACCGTAGTGAGGATGGTAAGGATTTCTTAAATAAAAAGTATTCGTATTATATTAAATTGTGTGAAAGTAGTAATTTATTAAAACGAAAACTGCATGTAGATATGTTGAGTGAAATACCACACCAATATACCGATCTAACACCCAAAGGTAGTGAAACAGATGTCCCAAAATTGGATTTACCATTATATTCAAAACCTCGTCCATCTCTTTCTCTCAAAAAACCAATAGACGAAATACCACTCACAGAGGAGGAAATACAACTGGAAATCGCAGAAGATTTACGAAATATGAACTTTGAAAAATCCCCAACTGATAATCTTTAATTAAAAAAAACATTCGTTTTTTAATTAAATTACATTCTTAATAAACCTAAACTAAACTTGAACTCCTACCTGTTTCATCATTCTAATAGTATCATCATTCGCCGTTCCATCGTGGATTTTATCAAGGGGAGGTAAAACACAATACATCTCAACCAGTCCAGGTGGTAGATTATCAGTTTCAGGTTCGCCGTGTTCCCATCCCCAGTCTTTATAGAACTGTTGTAATCGTTCGTTATTCCAATCAACTTGTATTTTACACAAACTCTTTTCAAGGTGGATTGCTTGTATCTTGAAATGAGATACGAGTATATTACCAAAACCATTACCCCTGTGTGCTGGATCAACGAACACAAACTCCAACATACATTTTGTTCCCTCCTTTGGATAATCCCAAATAGTAAATCCAGCCAATTTATCATCTACCATTAGTTTATTACATACCCAACCAAAATCCTTTGTTTTATCACGCTTTACAAACTCCTTTTTAATATACTCCTCACTATATCCCATATTTCTCATCCGTGCTAATTGTTGGGGGGGGTATGACCGTTTAAGGAACGACCAAATACACGAGAAATAAAAGTCATTCCTCAAAGACATCGCAACCACATCATTTATCTCGTTAGAGGGGAAATCGGTAAGTGTTATAACGCTCGGCATATTAATTCGTGAATAATATAATTCTTTTGTTGAATTACATTATTAGAGAATAAACCAATCAATTTTATTTATAATTGATGATGGAAATAAATACATTATACTATCTTGATTGAATAAAAAAAGAATACTTTTTTAATTAAATTATAATAAAACTACTATCTACTCCTCTGCATCTTGCTTACACTCACAACAACCTTCTTGCTTACACGCCTCGCATTCATCCGTAGCAATACTGAAAATGATACTCTTTTTCTCAAAATCAATACCGAGTTGAGCTCCACATTCACTAACAATCTCAACCGCTCGGTAATGTAGTTGGTGAATACCTACATCCTCCTCTACTTGTTCGTGATAGAGGCGTTGTGTTGGATACACTTTCATTACATCATGGATCTTTAACTGTAATTGTTTCAATTCCCAATTCGTAATGAGTTTCATAGTGATATTGTGTGTTTCATCTGTTCCACCCTCAAGGGACATACGAGCAGGGATTACTTTGGTCGTATTACATTCCTCACAACACTTACCACGCTTACGAATTGGGTGAGGGTTGTTGCCGAAAGGGGTTTCCATGTGTTGCTTACAGATACAACAAGTTCCCAATTCAGCTTTGCGTTGGAACATTCTGTTCGCTTTATCCAATTCGGCACAAAGTTCGGCTTTCTTGGAAACACATTCTACGAATAATACCTTGTGGTAAGGTGTATCGTCTTTGTTGGTGGTAATCTGTGGTTCGTCCCTCAATATACCCTCAACATTTCCGTAGATAGGAAATGGTGAGTTGCTTATCATCAACTTATAATCGTCGCTGAACTTACGCTCGTTAATGTAGTAGTTTTCGTGGATATTTTCAATAACTTTCTTAATACCCACCAAACACGCCTCACGGAATACAACACGGCGTTCTCCTGGTCTTAATTTTTGTAATACATATTTATAAGTTTCCTCAATTACACCACATTCCGTAGCTCCTGAACGCTCTACGAAAGCAGGGTGGTCTGGGAAATCCACTTTTTTAAAATCCATTTCGTCTTTATAATTACCGAACCTGTAAGGGCATCGTTCTTGGTGCATCTGTGCGAGGAGATTGTCGTGGAATACTAACAAATCCACCTCATATTCATCCTCGCTTTTTTGTGTGTTTCTTTCAATACCCATACGCTTTCTCCAGTTAGGGGCATCATTCATACTATTCTTAAGTCCAAAGTTGGTATAATCATAGAGATCCTCGTGTTGTTCCTCGTATAACATATCATACCCCTTTTGAAAGAATACGATTTCAGGAAAATCCTTTTCCCAAAACTTAAGATCCTTCTTCATCATTCCGTCCTTGTTAATAGATTGTGTTTTCGGCATTTCGCTTCTACTTGTATAAGATTGTCTATAACTCTTTAAATCATTTTTAATTCAATTTTCTACAATAAGGATGATGGAAAGTATTGTAATAATACTATTATTTCATTATTTCCATCACATTATAAATTAAAATTGATTGTAAAAGTATTAGATATGTGTATATCAACTATACAATTAATTACAGATATGACTACTGATATGACTATGGAACACACTACCGAGAAACCTATGATTGAGAATGATATATATTTCAACTATGAATATGTTAAGGATCACCTGTGGGATATAGAGGATGACGGTTGGGTTTCTTGGTGGATCAGTCCTTTATTCACAGGATACGACAAATATACTAATGATTGGATGAATATTGTAGATGATTTCAACGAGAGTTATAACGAATATTATATTCACACCGACCGAGATTACTACGAGTGTAGAGATGATATGATTGAAAAGTGTAGATTTACATTTACAAAAATCAAGCACGAGGAGGAGGAGGAGGAATAATAAATAAAATAAAAAAAAAGGTTCAATCATTATATTCAACATTATCCCAAAAACAACAAAAATATTTCCAACGAACCTTTTTTTTCTTTTTCGGTTCGGTATTCAATATAGCTTCTAATATTTCAGTATCGTCTGCATCACTACGAAAACTCCATGTAAAGAAAGGTTCGCCAGTTTTCCACATATAATAACGCTTTATTTTATCTGTTCTCTCACTAATGAAATATTAAATACTCGTAAGCATTTTTTTAATTCACCGAGAGAATAACTACGGTAATCAGGAGGATTAGTTCTACCGATCCTTTGGTAATACTCATCAAGAAAAGGGTATATATCCTCCTTTTTCAGTTTTTCAAACAGTTCTTTATCCATATATATAAAGAATTATTTATTATTTCTTTTTATTGAACGCTTTTTGTAATTCCACAAGGTTCTCACACAAGTCCGTTGATTTTCCCCACAACAATACCGCACTAAATAGTGCTGGTGATGGAATATTATTCTCTATTAATTGTTTCTCTTTTTTATTCGCTAAATGTCTTGCTAAATAATTCTCTCTTTTCTTTTTATCCTCGTGATCCAAATATGTTTCACCACCCTCTAATCCAAAGTCAAATGTTTTCACCTTATCTCCCTCTCGTAATTTAATACGAAATCTCTTTTTATCTTTAGGAGAACAAATCAACTCTAATATCTCAATAGGCATATATATATAATATATGATTATAATATAGTATGGTGCGACGCAAAAAAGTTAATCTAATCGCTGATGAAAAAACTACCGAAATGATTAATGATGAAACAGATGATTTAATAGAACATTTCTCTCTTGATGGTAAATATAGAATGATCGGTAGTCAATCGTTAAGAGCGATACAGTATGGTAGTGATTACGATATTGATACTGAACTCAAAGGAACAACTGGAGAGAAAGTGGCGAAAATGCTACAGAAAGCATACATGTCCGCAAAAAAGAACCCTGATTATTGGATTACCGATTTTAAAGCAGGACACGACGATAGATTAATATACAAAGGTGATTATTCTAAAGATAGTGTTGATGAATACCTTAAGGATCACAAAGAACTAATCTCTGCATCACGAGCAAATAAAATAAGAAAAGCTACTGGAGAGGATTTAATTAAAATGATAAGGGATCTGTATATTCTCCGTTGGAAACCTGACGACATTAAAAGGGGGTGGGTGAAAATGATTGACGGAAAGCGTAAGTATTTAAAAGACGCTGTATTGGATAAAACAATTACCAAGATTGATTTACTCGGTAAAGTCGGTAATCAATTCGTAGAGGTGAGTGAGAATTACACTATCAAAACAAAGTCAGGTAAAACCAATAATGTTCCCACCACCACAGACGAGATATTGGAAACATACGAGGACGAAATACAATATTATTCCAAGACTAATTCGTTCAAAGCACTCAAACGACTTTTTGCGGCATTAAAATTAGATAATCCAAAAGGAAACAAAAAAGCATTAGATAGTTTAGTTGATTTTTTTAATTCTCAAATTGGATATTTAAATAAGATCAAGAATGAACTGGGTATTTTGGAGCAAGTATTAACACAGGACTTTAGGAAACCAAAATGGAAAGATATTGAGGCAAACTTACAATATATAAAAGAACAAGTATCCAATATATATGAAATACCTATCAAAGAGAATGTTTTTAGCAAAATTAACGATATGACCGCTAAAAATGTTTTAAAAGGAGTAAGGGATCTAATTGAATATTTCGGTGAGCTAATCAACCCTCATGCTAAATCTTTTTTACAAAAACTACTCTAATTATAATGTATGTGTAATGTATAACCATGAACTTTGAGGAAAAAGGGCGTATATTGGCGTTGTTAAAAAATGATGACGAGAAAGACCGTAAGAAATGGGAAAAACTTTATCTAACAAGCACACCAGCAGAGGTAAGGGGTGGTGCTTTCCGTGATGTAAAATTGAAAGACAAACCATCTCTCCATTTTCAACCCATACCTGATAAGAAAATAGAAAGAAGTATTACATATATTACTGGGGCGTCAGGTTCAGGAAAATCATTTTATACGAAAATGTATGTTGATGAATATAAAAGACTGTATCCCAAGCGAGAGGTGTTTTTGATTTCCTCGTTGAGTGATGATAGTTCCATAGATAAGATCAAAGGATTAAATCGTATTAAAATGAATGAAAAGTTTTTGACGACTGAAATATCCGCCAAAGATTTTAAAGATTGTTGCGTTATTTTTGATGATACTGATTGTCTTACTGATAAGCGTTATAGATTGAAAGTTGCGGAGGTTTTGAACTCACTTTTGGAAACAGGCAGGCATTTCAACTGTGAGGTTATTTATACATCCCATTTAGCAACTGATGGTCATGCTACAAAGCGTATTTTAAATGAATGTAAATCTGTTGTTATATTCCCAAGTGGATTAGGTGGGCGTAGTATTAAATATCTATTGGATAATTATTTTGGATTGGATAGAGATCAAATAAAAAGGATCAAGAAATTAAATAGCCGCTGGGTCTGCATCAATAAAGGATTTCCTATGAGTGTGGTGAGTGATAAAGAAGCATATGTATTAAATGATCCTGACGATGAGGAGGATTAATTATATAAAAAAACTTTCGTTTTATATAATTTTTATTTTTTGTAATATTGGGAAACCCTCGTTGGACGAAATATACACCTCCCCCTTTTACGACAAACTCTCCCATTCTTGCCCTATATTAACAAAGTCCCTTAAGAAACCACTTTTTTTTGCTATTCTCATGGGACTTTAAGGATATGGGGCAAGAATAGTAGAACCTCCCCCTTTTTCAACACTTTTAGATCCCATCAATATCCTCGTCAATTTCATCTGCATCACCGCCTTTTTGATGATTAAATGCGAAATCCACACCACATACACTATCACAAGTGAGTTTTTGTCCGTTATAACTGCGACCTTTTGTATAGAACTTATCCTTGAGGAATTGGTTGGAGCAGATAGTTTCCTTGAGTTTCTTTTGATTGTATCGTCTTTTATCCTTTTTCGTCAAATTGGTAAAATAATCACTACAACTGAAATCATCCCAAATCGCTTTGAAAGGAACGATATTATCTTGAATATCAACAAATCTATCATTCCACCAACCGTAAAAGTCATCACTATATTTCAAATATTCATTCGCCTCGTGGATAATCTCAACAGGAGGTTTCATTACATATCCGTTCTCCTGATATTTCTTGAAATGTTCCATTAAGATTTCCATTAGCGCTTGTTTAAATTGGTCTTGGAAAGCATCACTCGTATAATAAGGGTTCGCTTTGTGGATACTATCACTCTGCTTTTCTGCCTCTGTTCTTGCGTTCCACCTTGCCTCTGTTAAGAACTTACTATCAAAAGGGGACACATCAATACGACGACCGATTGCATCGCCACTTTCGTCCAATTGTGGTAAATCATTACACTCCATTACTAATGTTAGTAATAGTCTAACGAATGTATCAGTAGAGTAAAGTGTTCTACAATTGAGTTCTTTATCACCAGTAATCTCTTTTACAGTAGAACAATTGATCTTGTGTTTTCTGTCTGGTTCTTGAACCAATACAAAACGCTTATTGTTGAGGTTCGCAATCGCAGGATTAGCACCCTCTTTAATAACTTGACCTACAGCGGTGGAGGGTAATTTATATCCGTATTTTCCCACCGTTTTCATCATGAGGGAATTAAGGACTGATTTACCATTACCACCGACACCTTTGGCGACGAAGAAATGTTGGACTACTTTTCCGTATATTCCAGTAGATAAGACTTGTAGGTAATGATCCCTAATCTTTTCATTAGGAAATATCTGTTTTAAGACCTCAATTAATTCTTTTTTGTATTTATTAGAATATCCGCTTACCCATTTCCAACCAGTAGTGAGTGAAATATATTGAGTATAATGTGGTGAAACCCATTTACCACTACGGAGATCATATATTTTATTTAAGAATGCGAGTAAGAACTCGTCTGCATCAAGTTGTATCCAATTACAAGTCGCAATACGGCAAATATCTTTTACCAATTTATCACGAGTGGATACATTACGCAAGTATTTATCAACTCTTTTGATGTATTCAGTCATCGTTCTAATCACCGCATTTAAGTAGAATATAACTAAATCTCCCTTGAACTTTGGTGGTGTTTCAGGACAAGGTATTTTGTATTTATCCCTGAACCTCGCCATACCCTCTGCTTGACTTACTGGTTTTTTATTATCATTCAAGAACTTTTTTTGTTCGTAATCGCTCATTTCACATTTTACTTTTTTGATAAGACTGAATGTTCGTTTTACGATATATGTTTTGAATTGATTATCCACATACGAATTAATAGAGGCGTGTTTTCTTGTTTCGTCTTGTTCCCAATAAATACCGTTGTAATGATATGAAAATCCGTGTCTAAACAAGAACTTATCACAATACAACAATTTAAAATAATCGGCATACAATCCATCTGTAGTATCCATTCTCCATAGATCAAAGTTGATATGATTATCCAATATATCACCATATCCCTCGTCCAACGCTTTCTCTGTGTATTTCAGTTTAAAACCCAATTTATCCTCAATCTCCACAGACAATTCGTCCAACAATTCAGGTTTATAATACTTGTCCTCCAACATTATACCGTCATTACACAAGGAACATACATCATTCTTGATATAATCATTTTCCACGCAATATTGATACATATGTTCCAAGATAAGACTTTCTCTGTCTTGTAAGAACCAAGATGTAGTTGTTCCCTCGTGGTTGTAATCCTTACCAATACTCATATTGTTTTCCTTACATTTCTCGTAGAGTTGAGGGTTATTATCACATACCCATCTCTGCATCTTTTTAATATCCTTGATAAGATTGACTACTTTGGTAGGTGTTTCACCCTCCTTGATTTCCCAATCCTTTTTCCATTTTGAGAGCGAACCACCATACATGATACGAATAATAAGATCCTTTGCGATTTCCTTTGGTGTTGCTTTTTCTTTGTCGTTTTCAGTTTTTACATATTTATTTTCGTCCAATTTAAATGCGATTTTAATAGCTTCACGCCAACTCTCCCTATTAGAACAATAGTCCTCAAGGTTAATTAAATCGTGTTGGTAATTATTCGCCTTGAGTATCTGTAAGAACATTATTACATGGGCGTTTTCAATATCCACATCTCGCATTACACCTTTGACGAGTGTATGACGAGTGCGTCTTGATAAACTGTGTAATCCTCTTGACCTCACAGGTAAAACCCTACCGATTTTGAAACCATCAACTCGTCTATATTCTACACGAGCAACATTTCGCTCCACATTCAGTAGGTAATTTTCCAATTGTGTTTTTTCATTAGCAAACCACTTATCGTCTTTGTAGTTGGTTTTCAATAAATCACTCTCAATACATTTCTGTAAGAGGTTTGCATCAATAGGTTCGTAAAGAACAAGTCCCTCAAGGGGATTGTATCGCTCAAGGTCGCAAGTTGCTAAAAGTCCTGGTTTAACCATTTCGTATATACTTACTACAGATATTCTTTTAAGTGTATTTACGAATAGATTATACTTATATAAGTAAATCAATTTTTTTTTAAAATCGCTAAATAAAGAGTTATAGATCTATTCCTATAGGTTTCTCCTAAATAGATCATTCAATTTTATACGGTGATTTTGATGGATTTAATAAATTAATAGTATTGATGAATATAATTCCATCAATATTATCAGTATTTAAATTACTAAAGTAGTTTCCTTTGCCTCGTGTTCCGCCTCTAATTGTGCTTCTTTACGAGGTTTTAATACATCTGCGTAATATTTTCTCCTTTTTGCTAAATGATCTGTATGTCGTTCTGCATCATTCATTAGCTTATCCATATATCTTTTTGATTTTTCCTTAACCTTATCAGGGTTTCGTTTAGAGTAATTACGAACATTTGCTTTGTGTTTCGCATACATTTTTTCTGCTGGAGTGGGTGGGATATTCTCTTTTTCCTCGTCCATTTCTGTTGATTGTATATACTTACTACAGATATTCTTTTAAGCACTTTTAACGAAATGAATTAATAACAACACGCTCCGTATTCTCCTCCTACCATATCTACCTCCTCTGCTTTCTCTAACAGTTCAATACGCTCTTTATCAATCACTTTTGGGGTTTCACACTTAAAACCCATTACACTCTCAATCTTTTCCTTTTCTACTGATTGAGAATGGTGTTCTCTAATTACATGGATATTTTCAGGACGGAATAACCAGCGTTTTCCGTTGAACTTTTCAACTCCAAAATGAAAGACAGTTCTTTCGCCTAAAGTTTCTGCATCCTCGTCAATACCCTCAACTGATCCAACATACTTAACAAAGAAATATTCAGGTTTTCCGTCATCTCGTTCAGGGTCATCACGCTTAAGTTGTATATCTACAATACAACCAACAAAGTCCCATCCATTTTCCTTATACCAATCACTCGTATAGAGTTCTTGACTATCATAGTCAGGACGCCAAGAAATAGTTGTCTTTTCCTTTTCCATTATAATATAGTCCAAGATTATTTTTTAGATTAATTAAACATTCCTAAATAATCTATTCTTTCATTAATTCCTTTAATCGTATTTTTCCTAAAGGGGTCATATCAAAAACCCAATTACGGTCATCCATTAGACTTATTTTTCTTATCTCTTTGTTATTAGGGTGTTTCTCCTTGTAGTCAAAAAGACTGACTATTTGTCCTAAAGGTGCGAGTGTAATAGGATCATACCAAAACCCAGTATCACCGAAAGACTTGTATATATGGTCTGGTATGAAATAACGCATAGGATATACATTAATATCGTCAGGATCAATAACCGTTTTCTTTATATTGTATCCGTAAGGATCAGGATATTCAGGTCTATTTGGGTGTAGTTCAGGTTTTCTAACCATACCAGCGTAAAGTCCGTTAATTTTCACCCATTTTTCCTTTCTATTAGGATCATTCAGTAGTTTCTTTACTTCTGCTGGTGTTATTATCAACTCACTATCCTTTTGTAGTTTTCTCCTTTTCAATTCCTCTGCCTCGTCCCATTTCCTCTGTCGTTCATTCACAAAGGCTAAATGCTCTTTTTCCTTTTGGACTTTCTCCTCTAATTTCTTATTCTCCTCCTCTAATTTTTCCAACTGTGATTTCTCCACCATTTCTTTTGTAGGTGGTGCGTTTCGTCGTGCCTTTTCCTCTGCTGCTATTTTGGCGGCTCTTTCTTTATCAGCAGCTCTTATTCTGCGTGTAGAGGCGAGTGTCTTTTCTTTCTTTGCTTTTTTCTTTTCCTCCTCTGTAGCGTATTTGGAGGGACGACCTCTTGATTTCTTTTCTACTACAGGTGTCCGTTCAGTAGCGATGGATACGACTGCATCCTTGATTTCTTGAAAAGAGTTCTTTTTCTTTTCTGCTTTCTTTCCCTGTTTGTGTTCCTTGTATGATTTTTTCAATTCAGGTTGAGAAATCGCACACATGTAAGTAGTATCATGGTCTTTCGCCCAATCTTTAACAAAATTAGTCCAAGTATTTCCGCTCATTATAATATACCTAAATATATTATTTTCCACATCTTTCACAGATATAATCTACCAATTGAGGTTTTCCTGATCCTACTAATCTAAAACCGTCCCCCTGAACTTTTGGTAATGCTTTTATTATATCCTTGAGTTGTTTTTTATTTAATTTCGCTATTCTCTCTTTGGATAATCCCAATCCTATCCAACTTTTCGCTGTGTTAAATCCTTTTACGACTGCATCTCTACCTCTTGATAATAACCCTTTATCAGTCTTGATATTGGTTTGTGGATCTTCTTTTAGTGTAGGTAGTTTTTCCTCACCACTCGCACCTACATCACTCTTGCCGAACTCTCCCTCTACTCTACCCACTACATCGGTAGAATGTTCTTTGAGTGGATTTAAACTCTTTGATGGAATAGTAAAATCAGTATTACCATCAGTAGCACTTACCACATCACCACTCGTTCTAATAACGGTTTCATTATCTTTCTTACCACCTTGATCCTTGAATAAATCTCGTCCCAAAACAGGTTTATTTAATGTAATGATTTCACCACTATCATCACCTACTTTGTTTGCTATGTTCGCACCGAGCGAATGACCCAGCGTGGAAACATTTTTCGCACCATATTTGCTCTCCGCTTTCTTTTGAATATCTAAAGCGTGAGAAAATCGTTTTGTTCCCATCATATCAAAACCGAGAGCATATTTTAAATTATTACCCCAGTCATGGACGCCTTGACTACCTCTATGGACTACTACCGCCTGACCTGTTTGAGGATCGTGATATACTTGAACTCGGTTTCCTGATAAGGTTGTATCTTGAACGAACTTTCCAATATTCATAGGTGGTTTCTCGTCGTAAGAAGCACTCAAAAAATCTTTAATATAATTCGCTTGTAATTTACCACCCCATATTTCCATTTTACCCTCTTTTTTGGCGTATGTTTTTCTTTGTTTCTTACTCTTGGGTTTAACCTCGTTGATCTCTAATTGTATAGGATCTTTTGACCTGTCTGTTTGAAATAATATAGGCATTTATATATTATATCAACATTTTATAATCATTTTTACTAAATTAAAGGAAACGAGTATGTGTATATGCTCCACCGACCGCCATAGGTAGTCGTAGATCTACTCGGTGAGCTATTCCACTCGGTAATCCTGAACCTTGTGTATCTCCTGCTCCTGCTGCATCGGTCGTTTTTCCTTTCTTTCCTTTCTTTGGTTTTGGTCTTGGGGGTTGTGATCCATCATCACCGTCATCACCAGTATCTCCAGTTCCAGCAGGGAAATTAACACGAGGACGACCACGACGAGGTGCTTGATAAGTAGAGGGGGATGAACCGAACTCTGTTAATGATCCACGACCTCCTGGTGTGTTAAGACCTTCTAATTTTGCCTGTAATACGCCTACCTCTTGGATAAGTGGTGATAATATCTCACGGAACTTACCGAGAGAAGCAGGAGGCATAGATTTTGATATTTGGTCTATTTGTTCTACGACACCTACCATTTGGTCGTTCATACCAGCGATAGTTTGTATCTGTTCTGTAGGGAATATTTGTAAAGATGGGATTTGTTGGGACATGAAAAGGAGTAGTCTGGCGAGTTCCTTACTCACACTTGAAACCACACCTAAATACCTATCCATAGCACGACTACCGTATGCTTGTGGTGCTTCAAAACCGAGTTTAAGTTGGTTTAATATCTCACCCAAAGATGTAGTAATACTTACCATACTCTCATACATACGGTTATACTTGTCTTGAATATCCCCTTGTTGTTGGAGGCTGTCCTCCGTCCCTCTATATTGTCGTTTCATGTTTTTAATCACTCTTGTTTTGGGACGCAACAGCGAGTTTAATTCTTCTGCGTTAGGATCTAAAAAACGAGGCATTATATACTATACATACATTATATAATGCTAAAGTTTGGTTATTTATTTCTTATAAAGTCCGTGCTCTTTTACATATTTACTTGCCTCTATCATTTTCATTCCTTTCTCTTTCATTACCTTTTTAACTATTTCAGCACGAGCAGCACGACCACCTCCAACTGCTTTTGTGATTGCTTTATCGGCTTTCTCTTTGAGTGCTTTTGTAGCTTTTGGGGCATATTCCTTGACTGCATCCTTTAATGCTTTCTTTCCTTTACGAACCATAGGTTTAGTGGCTTCAATAACATCATCCAAAAGATTTCCTCCACAAGGAGCACCATATTCACGAGTTCCACTATGCCTACCACAAGCATCAGTCTTATTACCTACCATAGCACCACCTTTGGGAGGATACATACTACCCTTACCCTTTCTCCCTAAACCCAACTGTTTCTTACCTTCTTTGAGAACAACAGGGGCGGCTGCCTTACCAACCTTTTCCAAAAACTTACCGAAATTAAACGCACCTCCATACTGTTTTTTACCTAAACCAGTCATTAGAGGGAGAGCAATAGGAGCAACTTTACCTGCGAGATCCATTACATCACCGAAACCTTTTTTGAAACCGTCCCAAAAATTACCACCGACGATTGCATCGGCGATTGCCTTTTTCTTATCCGCCATACTTGCTTTTCTACCAAGACCAGTAAGGAATGGTAGAGCAATAGGAGCAACTTTCTTTGCGAGAGATGCGATTGCTTTAAAGAAATTACCACCGCTGGGGACGCCACCTGAAACGACACCTCCCTTTGCTTTTGCTACACGACCACGACGCTTACCTCCGCTATGAACTCCACCGCTGGAAACACCGCCCATCGCATTAGCCGCCATTATTGCGATAGGTGCGATTGCTGCTGCGGTAGATGCTGCTTTCTTACCACTATCCATTACACCATCAAAACCTTTCTTAAAATCACTCATGAATGATCCACCACTATTTCCTCCTGAAACAGCACCATCTATACCAGCCATAGTTCCACGACCACCACCGCTGGAAACTGCTAAACCAGCTCTCATATTCATAGGAGGATATGCTGGAGAATTACCGTTGAGGATAAACTTTCTACCAGCAACACCTCCAGTCATTTTACCGCCGTGTTGGTAATCACGAGCAATATTGGGAGTATTTGCTGTTCCTTGAGCGTTGTGGAAATCACCCATTCTGTATCCCATAGGAGAGGGATGATACTGGTATTTATTTTGGAATAACGCATCGTTTTCCATTTGTCCTACACGAGAAGCTAAATCTCTGTTATAACGAGTATCGTAAGTAATATTCGCTTGAGGCATACTTTATAATATAACGCAATATATTAATTCACTAAATCATTAATTAATATGTTGCTATATGTTCTTTTTATTTAATATTTTCCAAAAAGGGGGAGGTTCTACCATTCTTGCCCCAATATCCAAAAGTGTCTATAGAAAACAGAAATATTATCCATTCCATAGGGGGTTTATAAAATCAGGGCAAGAAAGGGAGAGTTTGTCCTAAATGGGAGAGGTTTAACAAAGACCTTTCATTCCTCCGCTGGTTTCGCCACCGCTGGAAACACCACCGCTGGAAACCCCACCGAAACGACGACAGGCAGCACGGACTATACCGTGAAGAGGCATATTTAGCATAGAACCACCAACCATACGCTTAATCTCTGCGGATTTCATAGCGGATGCTTGTTGTCTGGACTTTGCGTTTAAGACCATTTCCTTTGTGAGAATACCAGTATAAATAGCACTTACGCCCTGTTGGGTAGTCATTATACCACTATTAACGGCAATAACACAGATTTCAGGGGACATAGTAGCGCCGAGAGTGTTGGTGCATCCAACTTGGAATTGGAAATTGTAGTTTCCAAGTGATCCGCAAGTTATATAGTCCGGCAAACTTAAATCGTAAGCAGGATTAATCACAAGAAGAGAACCTGTTGTAGCAATAGCAGTTCCATCACCACCATCAGTAGCAGTAGGGGGATTTTGGTTAATAGCAAGACCACCGAACTCCGCCCACGATTGAGTAGAACCGTTTTTAACGGACATACGCCAAAGGTCGTAAGCAGATGCGGAACTTAAAAGACCGGACTGGTTGTTAAGATTGATACTAATGTTGTTAATAGTAAAAAATGCTGAAGCGTCTTGGATTGTTTGGGAAGACATAGGTTTTCTTATATTAATCATGAAAAGGTCTGGTATTTGATTGATTTGGAGATTACTTGATGTAAGAGTAGCAGCCGCTCCAGCAGCAACAGCGGTGGTATTACTGGAAGAGGTCAAGTAGCGTGGGAAATCCATATAAGGCACGACATTTTTGGTTTCTACAAGGTCGCTGGGTTGAGTAGAAAGGAACTTGAGAAGAAGGGCAGGATTGGAAGGAGCTGACTGGGTGTAAATAGTTGAGGCAGCAGTAAATCCATTAGGATTAGCGGTTGTTCCTAAACTAATACCAGTAATATAGGGATTAGCGGTGGAGAAAAGACGCTTACAGGTTGCATCAATATTGAATGTGAAAGTCATATTATTAATACCGAGAAGACCCTGTTGGTTATATTCTGGATCACCGAAAATAAAAGGTGAAAGGAAAATGGGTTCAGCAACAACGGTAGAAAACTCAATCTCAAAAGTATCAGTATCAGCTACAGCAATAGGGGAATTATCTACGAAAACTCCTGCTGCGAAACGCTTAATAACGATAGAGGCAGGGTGAGCGCCACGAGGCACTTGATCCACATCGTAAGAAGCATTAGAATAACCTGCTAAAGGATTGTTGTTTGCTCCTTGTGCTGCGAGATATGAAGCGTATGCTTGATCCGGCAAAGAGGGTGTGGTGCTGTTAAATCTGTATAATTCACGAGAGTTATTCATTCTCAAAAGAGAAGGCAAAATATCTTGTAAATTGACGGATACGCTGGTGTTATTAATTTGGGCGGTGGCTGTCGTCATTAGAGATGCTAAAGGAAATGCTTGGAGAGCATCAGTAGTGCCGTAATTAAAACATGCTTGTCCCACAGGAACAGCACCAGCATTACCAGTTCCAGCAGCATTACCAGCAAGCATCTTAAAAGTAAGACCAGTAGTCAAAAGAACATCACGACCAATAACTACATTTTCACTTGGGACTTGAACCGAGAAAATCAAAGAAGAGTTTGAAGCACTCGTGGCTGGGAAGCGTTGGTAAGTGGTCTGGCTGGCTCCTGAACGGACTGCGAAGTCAAGATCAGATGTAATGTCGCCGATTACACTATCACGAACTAAAACTGTGCGAAAATCACTCATTATATAGTATCTACATATAAAAAATTAGAAACTATATCACTAAATATAAAACGCCTAAACCTTAAGCGAGATTTCCTGTATTTCCACCTTTTCCCCTATAAGTATCTTTTTTCAAGAAAGCGACTTTGAGAGAAACAGCTTCTCCACTATTAATTCTATAAGGAATTAGCTGACCGAACTTATTTCTATAGAAAATATTTAAATCAATATTAAATAATGGACGATTTCCATACAGAGTAATCAGTCTATATTCGCTACTTGGGTTATAAACTATATTTGGTTTATATTGTCCGGTGTCGCTCACGAGGTCTGTGATAATATTGGCGAAATCACTATTATTTCCTCCTAAAACTACCTCCTGACTATTATTAAATACTAAAGGTGTTGAAACTTGATTTGGTTGAATTGGTAGAGTATTGGATGTAAATACAATCGCCATCACAGGAGAAAAGTTCGCTATAGTTGAACTATCTTGATAAGTAATTACGGCGTAATAGTCAGGAACAGCACCAGTAGGGTATGGACTAATTTTTACTAAATTACCGTATGATCCATTATTACGAGGTTCAAAAAGAAAGTTCTTACCAGCGACAACTCCCTCATATCCCATGTATTTGCATGGAAGAGTAGGGAATAACCCAAAGAGAGGAGCGTTCATATATATCTTAATTGGTTGTGTTTGACCTGCTCCTACATATCTATTCACACCGAATACATCAAAATCACTATAGAAAGAAACAGAGTTGGATGTGTTGTCCCATTCAAAGAAAGGAGGGAATAGTGCTGCTGCTAAAAAGGGGGGTTGATCGGCAGCAGCAGCAGCGTTTAATTGAGAGATAAGATCGTCAAAAGCCGCTTTCACAGTAATATTCATTAGACTAATTAACCAACCATAGTTAAATACATTATAATAACCAGTATTGTTGTTCTGTAGTCCGTTAGAGGTTGCGTTGGGAGCAGGTGGTATTTCAGCACCTCCATCTTGAGGTATAAAATTAATATAACTTTGAGTAGAGGTGTATGTCGTCCCACTTGCTCCAGTAAAATCGGCGGTATATTCTAAAGTAAATGAATACAAGGTTAAATCTCTATCACCTTGATTGGGTTGTATTGAGGGTATAAAAACTGGAATAGAACCTGTTTCCATAGTAAAGCGTAAAATGGAGAGGTAATATTCCTCTGGATTACGAATAAATGGTAAGGTTCTACTCTCGTTAAAGTAGAAAACTGGTGGCTTTTTAGTAGTGGATTTAAAATTACTAACTGTAATATCAAAATACAACTGATCGGCACTCGCAGCATTTTTAGCACTATCTAATTGCGACATTCTATACTATAAAAACATATTATATTTCCCCTAAATATAGATTAATTTTTTGCTCTTATCATCATACGCATTTCGTATCTTTGCGGTAGTTCCCCCTTTAGAGGTAGTGCCTGTGAGAGGGCAACAGGAGTAGCAGCTGTGCGTGTAATAGCAGCAGCAGAAGCACTAATATTATTCATACCCTTAATGGGGTGATTACGGATTAAGAAAGAACCATTTACATCAGCACCACCACTACCAGCACCACTCGTATCGTTCTGCATCACGGATCTACCACTATTAATAGCAGAAGTCCAAGATAAGTTTTCTACATCAAGACCAACACCAGCTTTATCTGTTCCCTCACCATTCCAAGCAAGAGGGGGTATATTAGCTTCGGTGATAGTAGCTGAAAGAGTAGCAGTTCCAGCAGTTCCATCAGTTTTCCCACCGTCATTCACGGCAACAGAACGAGGGAGTAATCCCCTTGTTCCAAAAGTATTGAACTCGGCAGCTTGAGGTAAGCGAAAATCACTTGTATCATTAGAACCGAATGTATCACCAATCATGGCGAAAAGAGGGGCGAACTCTCCAACACGCTTTAAATATCTACCATCACAACACAACCAACTAATACCTATATCACGCTGGGCGTAGATTTTGGATACATCAGGATCAACAGAGGCAGGAGCAGAGTAGAATACTACTGTTCCAAGAGGGACAGGATTGGTATTGCTAAAACTATTAAAGACACTCATTATATACTATCTAAACATTATATAATGAAAAAGAGGGTTTTTAAATATTTTTGTATTTAATCAGGGAAACAATATTGAATGATGGAGCAATATAGTCAGTAGGAACACTAATATCACCAGTAATATCTATAGCTGAACCAGTCCCATTATCAAAGGCAACAGAGGGGGCGGTTTCTTGCTTACCATATCCTCCGTCGGTTGTCTGTGCGAATGTAGTGCGAACGAACGCTCTTTCTTTAAAAGCGGTGTTTCTACCACCGTCATTAGAATTAGTATAAACTTTACCACCAGCACCACCCTCACCATCACCAACATACGAGAAAGAACCAGCGTGAGAGGAAGCAGCGTATTCCAAAGGTATTCCATCAGGTAGATTTTCTTTTGCGAGAGTAATTGTAGCAGTCGCAAAGTTATTACGAGTTTCACTAATATATGTTCCAGCAGCATCAATAGCACCAGGCACAATTAAATTGGAAACTGATGCGAGGACAGGATCAGGGGGGACATAGGTGTAAAAATCTGGAACTTGGAATGCTGTAGGGGGTAATCCTCCAGCAGTCCATCTACGAGCAATAACTTTGTATAATTCAGGGTAATCGGCAGTAGCAAGAGTAGAACCATCACATTTCATATATCCAGCAGAGAATACTTGAGCGTAGTTTGCATCAAGTCCAGCCCAGTAGATTACAGATCCAACAGGCAATATATTATCACCGTAAAAACTATTAAGATCACTCATTATATAATACAATTACATTATATATTATACAATAATCACTAAATTAAAAAGTAGGATCGGCAGCAATAACGAAACCTGCTAAATTAGGACAATCGCCACCCTTACTCGCAGGAGCACCTGCCTGTGCGGCATAGGGAACATTTGTCCCCCCTCCTTGACCTTCTGCTTCTAAAGCAAGGAACTCATCTCTCGCCAGTTGATCTCGCCTTTGATTATCTTGGTTTATTTCTGCTGCTCTTGCGGCATCACGATCAATATAACCCTGTTGTTGTGCTAATGCTTGTTTGTTAGAACTGTAAAATGCTTTTCTCAATACACCGTTAGGATCATTCAAAAAAGAACTAACTTTAATAATATGGGCGCAAGTCCAACCACCATACTCTATTGCGTGTGCTGTATCTGTGGTAATATCCTTAATAGGAACTTGTGCTGAAACTAATACAGGTGGATCTGCATCGTTTAGTTTTTTATTTTTAAACACATAGTCGGCACTATTGAGAGTGAAAGTTCCTCCACTTTCACTTGAGGCATTTAATTTAACGATGTCTGGATCAGCTCCACAATCACCACAAGCAGAGTAATTTAGTGTTGGTTCATCTCCACGACCAGCAAGAGTAATACGAGCAACTCCGTCTTGTTTTGTTGGACTGACTATGGTTAAATTACCAGTAGTAAAATTGGGTATAGTATTTACAGGCACGACAATCTCATCACCGTCAGCAGTTTCAATACCAGCAGGTAAATACTCACCACCATTCGTTTCTAATGTATCACTTGGATACAGGTATGTATCTTGTGTGGAAAGTTGGGGGATTAAAAAACTATCATCACTAACAAGACCGAAAGTGAAGGCATCTCCTAACCAACCGTATAACTCTCCGTAATCTTCTTTTAATCGTGAGCTCCCATCACAGAACTCCCAACAATTAGGCAAGTCATTTGCATCACCAGCGAAAGGTATAATTGTTCCTACTGGAAATGGGAAACCATCAACTCCTAAACTATTGCGAACACTCATTATATAATACAAAGACATTAAAAAAAGACTTGATTTAATTAAATATTTTAAAGATTATAATACTAAATGCCGATCAGCATACCCAGCTCTCCCCTCCTTTAAGAACTTTCCCACTCCAGTCCAATCCTCTCCACCGAACTCCCACCACACTTTTCCGTTGGGTTGCATCCAACCCATACTACCGAACTTTAATACCCCACCACGACCAAGAGCAATAATACTGTTTTGAATACAACAGCGAAACTCTGGTTTTAACTTACCACACGACGCAGATAAAGCACGGAAACTCTCACAGGTTAATCCGTTTTTCTCCAAAACTTTCATCATTATACTAATCATGATTTTCTGCGTCATAGCATCCGCCTCTTTGTATTTCATTCCGTCCGTCGCTCTGTGCGCCTTTTTGATATAGTCATACTCCTTGAACTCTGTATCAATAATAACACCATTCCTCTCCACCCAAAAGTGTCCGTCAAAGCAAGGGAACGCCATTTCAGTCATTTTAATTAATTGTTGTAATTGTTGTAGTTGATTACCAAGTGTATTATTGAAAAAAGTTGTTTCAATTTTAAGTAATAATGATGATGGAAATAATCCAAAAATAGTATTCCTGTAATACTTTCCATCATCCTAAATGTAAAAAATTGATTACAAAATACTCATACTACTTATAACAACAATATAACAACAGTTAATCAAAACTAATCAATATGAACGCAGTAAGACAACAGATCAAGAACCCCAAGACCTTTAACATTCTCTACAACCTTGTAGATAATACCCTACACAAAGAGGATATTATTAAGCGTATCGGTCAAGAGAGATATGACTACTATTATCCTCTCTATCTTCTCACCAAAAACAGATTATTAAGACAGCAAATCAGTCATTACCGAATGCGTATTGAGAAGCTAAATAAAAAGAACGGACAGAGAAACTTTTACATTCGTTCCGCCACCATT